TTTCTGATAAGTCTTCCCAATTTGTCATAATCTTTATACCTTTTTATTTAATATACCGTTATTATGCACTCTACAGGACCATAAGTCAAGCATTTTTTGTATTTTTTTGAAATCTTTTTTGGTGTAATATCAGTAACTTAGGCGTAATGTAACCAAGTTTGTAGATTATATTTACTGCCTTCGGTAGGTGTTTTCTCAATAATAGGGTATTCCCATGTAGGTGGGTATATAACTACTCTGCCTTTTATTGACTCTACTCCAATACCCTGTCTAGGGAAGTTTGTCATAGATTTGTTGTTTTCTAGGTAAAATAGGAAACCTAATGCTCGAATGGCACTTTTGTGGTCTACAGAATCAATATGAGGATTCATTAGTTCTTCATCTGTCTGTTCTATTTTTTTAATAGAAATAGATTCAATACCTTGATGTGCAATCATATTAGGTAAATCCAAATCTTCTAGGTAATGTTCATATAAACCCATTATATGATTTTTAAGTTCTTCGTGGACAGCTTCATCTTGATGGAACTTGCTATATCTGTATTGAATAAATTTTATTTTATCATTATCTACTTCTTCATGATTATCAGAATTTTTATCAAACACTTCAATCAATTCATTACAAAAATCTTCTGATAAGGCTCCATCATAGATCCTAACAGCACCAATTTGTTTCTGTTTGATTGCGTCTTCTAATTTTTTGGCTTCTTCGGAACTTATTGTTCCGTTATTATTTCTGGCGTTTTCCATACTAATTTCACTCCACGTCGTGTCAATTCATTTATAAATTTATTTCTATGTTTTCTTTTACCATTATTTATGGCATCAATAATTTCCTCGGTTGAGGTTTGGCGTAAGTAATAATGCTTCATCCTAGTTCTTTTTGTTGGCCTACCGTCTGGGCCTTTAATATTTTCTTTATGACTTGGTTTAAATTTAGGTGGCATATCACTTATCTCCATTTTTTATTTTTCTAATCTCCTCTCCGTTAGTTTTAATTCTGGCATCTTGCATAGCGTCAACCATTTTTTGTGCCTTCTCTTGTTGCGTGTCCCGATGTAACTCAGGGTCAACTATCTTTTCTAACTTCAAGAATTCTATCCTTGTATTTGGAACATACCTCCATGTATAACCATCATCTCCATATATTCCAAAAACTGTTTCACTCATTCCAATTTTAACTATTAAGGCATGTTGCCCATCAAGTCTAACTTTATCACCTTCTTTAAAGGCAGGGTTAAATCTAAACTTAGCGCCTTTAACAAAAGATGTAGCTGCGTCTCTAATAGCAAGTCCAATCATGAGGGTTAGTAAAAACCCTATGAACTCAATATAAAAATCTGATAAAACAACCTCAGGCATTATTTCTTATCCTGTCCTGTGCTTGTACTATTAACATATAGTCCAAACCAGGCTGCTCCAGCTCCTACGACAACACTAACAAGACCTGCTTGTTCAGGTCCAGGTGAAGGTAAATTCATAAACCAGTTTGTCACCTCATATAGTAAGTAGATATACATGCTAATAAATGCACGAGGAAACAATCTCCATCTACTAAAATATTCAGGTGCAATCCATATCCAACCTCTATCGTCAGGCGCACTCCACCAAGGTTTGCCAGATGGCGCTGCCTCTTCGGCTGGTGCTGCTGCTGTCTTTAATGCTTCGTATTCTTCTAAACTTATATTTACTTCTGATTTGTCAGACATTATCGAATAACTCCATATAGTTTTTGTTTTTACCTTTTGCTTTTAAAAGATGATTAACAAGTTCACTACTATTTATACGAGTTTTTAACTTGGCAAAGGGAATATAGCCTACTCTTAGTGCAGGATCTCCCTGTTCAGGTAAGTCTAATCTTTCTTGTAATAGTTTTCTGGCATTTTCAATTCTTACTTCAAATGCTCTTGTATCTTTTTCTTCCAATGGTTCGCCTAACCAACACATGAAACTAGGTCTTGCATATTCTTGAGGGCGATATTGTTCTTTCTTTATATCAAAGTCATGAGAGAAAACTATCTCTGCAAAGTGTTTTCCTACATGAGAGTAGTTTATATACAATGTTCCAAACTCTCTTGTAAGAGTAAAATGTTCATAGTCTTCTTCTGTCAAAGGCATCTTAGCATTATCATCACCAAACATATACCCCCATCGAGGTGGAAATCCGTTTTCAACTAATTCATGGTAATGAATAAGATTATTTAATCTACTTAATTCTTCTGTGGGGAATCTGTTGTCTGCAAATATTTCATGCAGTTTATTCATATCATCTGAGGGTTGAAGTCCTAACATGTAACAAGCTTTATCTATTTCATATTTAATTTGAGTTTGGGTCTCGCCCATAAAATAAATTTCTTGACTGGTATTTTCATGTTCCTTCCAAAACTTGGCAAATCGTTTGGCCACAGGTGTGTCCATAACTTCCCACTCCATATCATTAAAATTTAATACCATCATACTTATCCTCGTTTTGTCCGCTGTCGAATACAGGAATGTCTATATTCGCATCAGTGAGTTGGGTTTGGGCTGAAGGATCTAGATCAAATAATTTCATTCTAGATCTATCAACTCCTATCATAAATCTTTTGTTCCTTGTAGGATCAGCATATCTGTTTTTCAATTGCTTAATCATAAACTGTCCTAGCTGTTCTAGTTCTTCTGTACTAATAATAGCAAACATTAAATCTGCTGTAGCAGGCAAACCAAAACTTTCTGAGGTGTCTGTTAAGGAAACATCACTGTTATCATAACCACCTCTTGTTGTCTGAGTAGCACTAACAATAGGAACATCTTGTTCTACTGCCAACCCTCTCAGTTCTTCTGCAATACTCTTAATAATTGTGTAAGAGTTAGCACTACTCCCAGGCCTAAATCTACTACTAGAACAAATATTCAAATAGTCAATAAAGATAATGTCTGGGAAAAAACTTCTTTTCAATTTTAATTCATTAATCAATGCCTTAAAGTGTCCACTATGTGCAGACGCTGTAGGATATTCTTTAACAATAAGTCTACCTTCAATCTTATCGTTTATCTTTTTAATCCTATCATCATACATTGCCTTAGATAAATCGCCTAGTTCCTGTATAGGGATATTCATTAGGTTAGCATCTATTCTCTCTGCGATGCGTTCTTCTGACATTTCTAGGGTAATATACAATACATTTTTACCCTTAGAGATTGCTGCCGACGCCATATGGCACATAAACAGGGATTTACCTACACCAGTACCCGCCAATGCTATATTAAGAGTCTTATTAGATAAACCACCTTCTGTTATTTTATTAAACATGTCCAGATCAAACTCTACCTTTTCTTCTAACCTATGATAAAAGTCATATCGTTTCTCGGCATCTTCTATAAAATCATGTCCTATGTTTGTATCAAATCCTACACTCAATGCCTCAGATAAAATACTAGGCAAAGCATCTGTAGATTTCTCTTTATTCTTACCATCTATAATTTGTATAGATTCCATTACTCCTAAATATAGAGCTTTATCCTTACAAAATTTTTCTGTTTCGTCTACTAACCAATCTCTATTAACCTCATCTCCATTTAGAGTGTTAATAACTTCCATACACTTAGCATGACTATCTTCATTTAAAGATGTGTCTTCATTAACTGCTAGAATAATTGCTTGTTTACTAGGAGGATTGTTATATTTTTCTACAAAATTAAATATAATGTCAAATACTTTTTTATCCTCATACTGCATAAAGTAATCAGGTTTTAGAAAAGGAATTACTTTCCTAACATAAGCATCATCTTTTATAAGATTTTCTAATATAACTTGTTCAATTCTATTCTTCAATTGGGTCTTGTCCTTCTCTTAATATACCATCGCCATTAAACTTCACATACTCATTATATACATCTCTTACACAAGGCATACAGATGTATACTTCTTCTTCGTCAGTATGAAAACAATACGCTTTATCTTTTTTCTTTATTGTGTCACCGCAACGATCACACTTAGACTTTGTCGTACTGTTCTTGAACATCTTCATCAGAAACTTCTTCTCCCATCATCTCGACTGAACCTATTGTATATCTTTTCTGTACCCAGTCTGAAAATCTCTTGTCAGATAATATAGGGAGCCAAAAGTCTTTACCTAGATCTTTAGCTCTAACTTTTACATCTGCCACTTCACCTGTGTCAGGATCTATTTTCTGATACCAACCATTGCTAGGTTTAATTACATGTCCAGATTCTAATCCCATATCCAGTAATCCAGACCATTTACTTATACCATCTTCCCAGGTTACTGCAACAGGTATCTTAGATTTTTCTCTAACAAATCTAGACTTTTCAACATTAATTACAAATTCATAACCTGTAACATCTGTTCCTGTTTTCTGTTGTCGCCTACCAATAATAAAAATATTATCTGCAGAATAGTAAATGCCTGTACCACCACTAACCACATCTTTAGGAAACAAACCTATCTCTTTATATGTATGGTTAACAACAATAGCAGGAATATCTTTAATTGTTAAATGAGGTGTAACCATTCTAAACAATGACTTCATTTGTTTAGCTCTTGTCATATCAGCAACACTTTTGCCTTCTAAAGCATCTTCTACTTCTTTCTTAGAAGCTAAGTTACCAACAGAGTCTACAATAATCATAATATGATCGTCTCTTTCAACTCCATTTAACTGTTGCATAATATCATGTTTTAATTGTTCAATATCTGAAATAGGGCTATGTATTACTCTATTTGTGTCAATATCAAATGTCTCAAAATAAGATTGAGGAGCACCAAACTCACTATCATAAAATAGTATGACTCCATCTTTATATTTGTCTTGAAATGCTTTTGCCAGTAACATAGCAAATGCTGTTTTAAAATGTTTACTTGGACCTGCAAATACTGTAAGTCCAGGTGTTAGGCCACCATCCAATTTACCACTCAATGCAACATTTACTGCTGGAACAGATGTTTGTATCAAATCTTTATCTCCAAAGAATTTAGATTCTGTTAGAATATCTGTTTCTCGAATAGTAGAATTTTTTTGTAACCGCTCTAATAGTTTATTCATTATCTCTCCTACTTTTGTTGGCCTCCAAGGCCGTATTCATTATGTTATGCTTATTATATGATAAAGTAGAAGCATGAGTCAAGTCTTTAGGGAGACATGTTCCACCAAAACCTACCTTCTTATCTGGACCAGGAACAGCCCAATGGGTTCCTCCTAGGTTTTCATCAGATTCTAAAAACTCTTGTAATACTTTATAATCAATATCCATTGACTTACATATATCGTTAAACTCATTTGCTAGACCCACCTTAACTGCTAGTGCAGCATTTCGTGCCATCTTCATCATAGAAGCTTCCATAGGAGTTACATGTTTTACCATCTTTCCTATAGTGTTATTAGACATTAGATCTACAAATTTATCATTCCACCAGGCTCCTACAATTAAATCTATATTAGGATTCATTACATCTTCTTTCCAATGTCTTTCTCTCAAAAATTCTGGCATCATAATACAACCTCGTCTAGCTAAGTTCAGAGCTTGTTCAGGTCCTACCGTACTTCTAATTATAGGATGTACATTAGGATCTAAATCGTCTAGTATATTATCTATAATAGATGCGTCTAATTTATCTTCTTTTAGGTTAGTTGGAACACATATAAATGCGTATTCAATACCTTTCCATTCTATATCATTATAACCTTTGGCAGGATCAAGTATTTGAATATCAAATGTTTCTTTAAAACCGTTTATTAAAAAATACTCTGTAGCAGTTCCTACAAATCCATATCCAATTATTGCAACTTTCATTTTACTGACCTCTGATTCTAGACTCGAGAATCTCGATTTGTTCTTCCTTCTTCTTTGTCCAGTTCTTTTCATTCCTTTCCTTACCATTAATAGTTTTAGGTGTGAATTTAGAAACTATAAGTCTTTCCAAGGCTCCTTGCCTTCTAAAGTTAACTCCTTTTTTGTACCAAGCTCTTGTGCCCATTACTCCTCCTTTATGAATACTCCGTCTACCATTTTGCCTTTACGATCTTTTATGTCGTCATAAGCAACCTGTAAACATTCTTCTAGTGTTATATTATTTCGTACGCAAATGTTAATTAGTACAACCATTATATCTCCAACATCATCTCTAAGATCTTTACCTTTACAGATGTTATCAGATAGTTCTCCACATTCTTGTATCAATTTACAAAATTGATCTTTATCATTTGCACCCTCAATTAAATTTCTATCTTCGTGCCATTTACCTACATAGTAAATAAGATCATCTAATTCTAATAGTTCATTCATTAAACCATTTCCTCCAATACTCCTAAAAGTTCAGCTGCTATCAACAATCCACCGGCCATTACAAGATCTCCTGTAATTAGAAAAACTCCTGCTGCCACTCTGATTATACTTTTAACCATACTTACTATAAAATGCCCATCTATTATCATGCGAATAAATCCTCTAATGTTGCTTGAGGTTCTGTATTCCACCCCAAAGGTTTTAAAATATTTTCTAAAGGATCAGTAAATGCCTTCTGAA